GATCCTGAGACTTTACCAATAATGACGGATTGAATTTGCTATTACACTTTTTTTTCGATAGAGTTTAAATATGATTACTAGATACTTAGATAAGTCTCATCACGACATGGATGAGGATAAAGACAAGTCAGTCGAGACGGCTGTATTTGTGGCCTCTACAGATAGCGCCGACCGGTACGGCGATATCGTGGATCAACGCGGTTGGGATTTAGAGAGTTACAAGCGTAATCCAATTGTGCTTTTAAATCATGATAATAACTCTCTACCGATCGGTCGGGGCGAAGTCTCTATTGATGACAGAGGGCTTATTATTAAAGTCACCTTTGATATGAACGATCCTAAGGCGGCTATGATCGCTGAGAAGGTAGCCGGCGGCTTTATGAGCGGTGTAAGTGTAGGCTTTGCGCCTATAAAGTCAATCGCGCGGGCTGAGCTTCCGGATGGACACTTCGCCTTTAGTAAATCAGGCGGCCGGTACTTTGAGCGGGCTGAGCTGTTAGAGGTTTCAGTCGTAACTATCCCCGCAAATGCTGAGGCTGTAATCGCGGCTAAGGATTACTCAGCCCTCAAAGAATACATTACAGATATAGTTAAGTCAGAGGTAAACGCTATGACACGACCCCCGATTCATGTGAAGCATATTTTAGAGGTTATAGAGGATGAGAATACAGTTACTGTAATCTATGCTAAGCACGAAAATAACGCCGCTGAGGATATGGATGAGGATATCGAGCCCTCTGAGGATACTGAGGCCGGTTATAAGCCATCTGAGGACGATTCCGAGGATGAGATGAATAAACACTTTGTTAAAGCACTATCTGATTTATAAGGATTCATAAAAATTATTTTGTTTTTCTTGTCTTTCTATATTTTTATCATGAATTAAACACCAAGGTTCTTCTAAAGGTAATTCACTAATGGTAGTAAACCCCTCTAATATTTCATGAACTTTATTTTTCCAATTTATATCAGGAGTGTTTTTATATATTCTAAATTGAAAATCTGGGAAATTAACCCATCCTTTTTCATTTATTCTCCATCTCCATTTTTGAATATGTTCTTGAGTTAAACCTTTTACTGTGTTTATTCTGGGTACTAATAAAACATCTACTGGGTTATATTGTAAAACTAAGGGTAAGTTTTCTAAACAATACTCACTTATCATTTCATCAGCATCTATTTGAAAAATATAATCCCCAGTACAAAAACTGTTTAGTTTATTTTTCCAATCAGCAAAATGTCCTTTAAATGAACCATACATCCAAGAAAGCCCTTTATTAATAGATTTTGCTCTTAAAAATTGTTCTATTCCTTCATGACCCTTATTTATGTCATATAATACAACGATTTCATCTTCTGGTCTTTTATTTTTTAATAAAAAATTGATCAGTCTTTGAATTTCTATAAATTCATTACAGACTGTTATTGCATAACTTATTTTCATATCTTAACTAGGTAATACCCCAATATACGAAAGAGCTTCCATAAAATCACGTTCCTCAAATTGTTTCATTGTAGTCATGTCCATTCTATGTTTATAATATTGATCTTTTTTTCCTGGGATAGGGTATTTTGATTTTTCTTCTTCTGTTACTTCTACGGCTTTAACTGCTGCCCATTTCCAGTTTTCAGTTGTAGATCCATTTGCAAATACCATTCCTTGTTTTGGTAAATTTACTGTTGAAGGAAACCATATTTGACCTGTTTTATCTTCATGTCTAAGATCTTTATATAATTCAGGTAACATAGATAATTGATCATCTAAGATTTCTTCTCCTTCTCTCATTAAAGAATTAGATTGAAAACCACAACCATAACAAAGATAATTATTTATATTTTCATTTACCTCAGTTACATAACATGCATCTGATCCGCATTTAGGACATACTTCTAATCTATCTGAGTTCATATTTCTACTTTTTTCAGTTTTGGTAATTTTAATTTAGGAAGTTCAGATTTACTATCTCCTCCTATTTTTTTAAGTTTTGGTAGTTGTAGAGGGACTTGTTTAGGTGCTGCTACTACGTTTTCTTCTAACATTTTACTAAATTTTTCTTTCATTTTTTCAAAAGTAAAATTTTCTTTAGCAAAATTACCTTGTTGCTTAGCTTTATGAATGTAATTTTTATAATTTTTATGTATATCTTTTAAAGCTTGGCCTAAAGCCATTTTATCAACATCAAACCATTTAGCCCCATCAACAAACCAATCATTTTTAACACTTGGGTGAATATCACCTAAGGTACCAGGTAATAGTATACTCATATCAGGTTTAAGAAAATCTACATGACCTGACCAACCTGTGGTTATTATTGGTTTTTTGGTTTGAGTAAACTCAAGTAATGGTCTGCCAAATCCTTCTCCTTTAGTTAAACTTACCATACATTTTACTTTGGGGTGATTATATATTTGATTCATTTCTTCATTTAAAAAGTCCCCATGAAGTAAGTAAATTTTAGGTAATTTTCCCTTTACTGTTTTTTTAATATCATTTATTTTGGTTAAAATGGAATCTCTATCCATATAAGATACACTACCTTGGGAAGTTTTTAATATTAAAGCAGGTTGTTTTTGTTTATTTTTAAATGTTTCTAAAAATGATTTAACTAATAATCCTACATTTTTTCTGTCATGTCCAAATGCTCCTTGCATCCAATGCCCTACAAATAAAAAACAAAATGATTCTTTAATTTCAGGTAAATCTAATATTTCATTTGTTTTTTTATAGACATTTTCATCAAAACCTTCAAATAATACTTCAGTTTTAGATGTTAGCTCAATATTTCTAACAACCTGCTGTTGTTCATTCTTTTGTTGGAATTTACTATCTTTTAAAACTTGAATAGTATGTTCTGAGGATCCAACTACTATATTCATTCTATTACAACCATCAATCCATTCAGGCTTACACAAAGTAGTTTCTATACCAGCAGTCATTCCTATATTATAATGTCCTTGCGGCATAAATTCATTTGGAATTGTTATTTGCATCCAAACATCAGGTTTTGGGTATTGTTTATTAGGTTCGGGTTGCCATAAATGGTTATTTAAAAATTCCCATTCTTGATGATCTTCTATAAAACCCCAAGGTGTAGCACCCCATCTTTGAGCTATAATTTTAACATCATATTTACCCATTTCAATAATGGCTTTTACTACGTCTCTTGATCTTGCTCCATAACCTGAGTAGGTGTCTATTGGGCAACTTATTACAAATGTTGGTTTCATATTAATATACTAAATTATGTGTTTGTATTTTTCTAATATCTTCGTCTGTATCTATTACTTCAAAGGCTTCTCTTGGTTCCCAAGTATTAAATAATTCATCAGCAGCTTCTATAAATCTTTTACCTTGAATTTCAGCTGTAAATCCTGCTTCTTCACTTAAGCACCATTCTCTAGCTTTAGCACCTATTTCTTTTCTTTTTTCTTTTCCTAAATTATATACTTCTTTTATTCTATCAGCTGCATCTTCAGGTTTACATCTATCATCCCAAATATAAGGTGTAACAGGTGATCCTTGAAGTGATCTAGAAGTAGGATAACATGGAAAAGCCCATTCACCGTGTTTTTTATATTTACCTGTATTGTTTGAAGGTATTTCAGAAGATGGTATAAACCATTTTCCATTTTCATCTTCAAATCTCATTTGGTCTTGCATCCCCCCCGTACAATTAGCTATAATAGGGTTACCTGCTAACATTGCTTCTGTTAATGTTAATCCCCATCCTTCATTTGATGTTAAAAGAATTTGACAATCAGATATATTATATAATAAATTTAACTCTTGTGTTGACCATCTTTTAGTATCAAATACTACAGCATTTGGATATTTTTCTTCAAATAATAATACTCTAACTGCTTCTAAATCTGTACCAGCTTCATGTATTATTTCAGTATGCATTAAAAGTCTACATTTATCTGCTTTTTCTTTAGGTAAACTATCTAAAAACATTTTAAATGCCCACATTGTATCTGGGATTTGTTTTCTTCTAATATTTCTTGAATTAAAAAATAAAACAAAATCAACTTCATCTTTACCAAATAAATCTAATTTCATTTTTTCCATAGCGTCTAACTCTTCAGTAGTTTCTAAAGGACGATAAATATTATGGTTTAAACCATGGGGAATATATTTTATAACTTTATCTTTAGCTTTATCACCTAAAACAATTTTATTAATATTTACAGTTTGTTTAGATATACCCATCAATAAATCACATGACTCATAGAATGCTTTATTATATAAAGGAGCTGGATAGTCATCCCAAATGTTAAGATACATAATAGGCATGTTTTTTCTTATTTCCCCTTCCATGTTAAACAGCAACATAAAGTATCTTGGATCCGTGATAAGCATTATTGCATCAGGGTTTTCTAATTTAATTAGTTGTCTTACTAATTCATGATTTCCATATCCATCTACAGGGAATATTTTAACATTAGAATCATTTAGACCTGTTTCTTTATTTATTTCATTGGATAAGTCAAAAGCTTTACCTTTATCTGGGTGTTTTATAGCTCCTGCTATTTGAACCCAATTGAAATGTTGAGCTGAATGTAAAACTATTTCTTTAGCTACTGTAGCTATTCCCGAATGTACTCTAATATCATCACATATTAGAAGTATTTTCTTCCTATTATCTTTAGGAAGATACTTAAAATCATTATTCATTTATTTTTATTTTTATAACTCAAGGTTGTTGTGATTGTTAATCGTCTTTCTAAAATCATCATCTGTAAGATACAAATGAATAGCACGGTCGGCAAGTTTCTGAAAGGAAAATTTACGTTTTACGCACTCTATTTTAAAATCTTGGAATAAATCACTTTGAATTTTAACACTGGTTAGTGTTTTGTCTTTTTTATTACTCATAATCTTTAATTTATTAAAACTATTTATATCCATACATACGGATAGGTTTAAAAATGTTCACCTAATCCACAAAGTTTTTTATCTTCTTTGTAAGGGCAAAACCCACAGTTCCATTTTGATGGGTTAGGATGCATTTCCTTTGTAGTATATTTATTTTCTATAAAACATTCACTCATAAATTCTTCTATTGCTTTAGTTGCCCTACTAGTTTTTATTTTACCTGAAGGAGGAGAATATATTTGAAATCGTTTTTGTGGGAAATCTCCTTCTTAATATACTCTCCTTCTTGTAATGACGAACTCAATATCAATATTTTCTATTGGGACTCCAAATTGTTCTGCAAAGAATTTTTTATATAATATAAGTTGAAATTGTTTGTCTTCATCTTTTTTAACATAATCTAATTTCCAACCATTAGTAGATGTTTTAATGTCTATTATTTTAAATTTATTTAAGTTTTCATTGTACATTACAATGTCTAAATAACCCATAAATAAAATATTAGAATTATACTTTACAGGAGGCATTAGTATGGGGGTTTCTATTCCTACTAAATGCCAACCTCGTTTTGAAAAATATTTACCTCTATGTTTTTTTAGGTAATTTAAAATTTCAACTCCATCTTGATAAAATTCACTTAATTCACCTGGATTAGAAAAATGTTGTTTATTATTTTTCTTATATTCTTCTTGGTAATGGAATCTAAGTTGATCCTTAAGTATTTCCAATATGTCTTCTCTATCAGCTGCGGCTACAGTTGTTTCATACATTACTTTAATATAATGTTGAAATGCCTCATGTAATGCTTTTCCAAATACAGTATGAATACTAGGTGTATAAACTTTATGACCGTCCCTGTATTGTAAAGCCCATTGTTTAGGACATTTCTTCCACATTGTATATTGTGAATATGAAATATTCTTTTGATAAGAGTAGTCTAATTCTCTTTTAGGGGATAATTGTATCTCCTTTACTATAGCAGGTGTTTTAGCCATTTATTTTTTCCACTTGTCACGTCCTACTAACATACCA